GGGTGAGCGCAACACCAGCGGTGAGGTTGGCAGCAACACGGTCGATCTGGATGGGTCCGCCAGAGACGGGCACCAGGTCAGTCATGCTGTACTTGCGCGAGTAGCCGACGGGGGAGAGGGTGAACTTGTCGGTGCCGTAGGTGCTGTCAGAGATGCCGCCGGTTGTCTCGTTGGTGCGAGCAGCGAAGGCGCCGGGGATGGCGTCCTGGGTGACATCCATGGAGCCGGAACCCTCGGAGCCGAACGGCACGAAGGTCATGAGCGCGGAGAGATCCGTCGGATCATAGAGCTGCTCAAGAACGAGATCGGAGAGTACTGCTGCGACAAGGCCACCGTCTGCGGTGAGTCCTGCCTGGGAAACTGAAGCCATGATTTATCTCGGGTGGTTCGGGTTCGTTGTCCGTGTCGCTGGACTTGCGAAGGGGCGGATATCGGACCGCCAGCCGAGATACAGCCACTATAGCAAGATCAGGACACTATCCCCTTGCTTTTCAAGCGAGCGAGGGTGTCCGGGTGGATGCTGCCCTGCTTGACGAGCTGCTCCATGTTCGCGGCCATCGCTCCGCGCCTGCCGAGCTGGTTCCGGCTGGCGCTGTATGCCTTCAGATCCACCGCCGCGCCTGGTGCCTTGGGTGCTGTGGTCCCTGCGTTCGGGTTGCTGGCTGGCTTGCGCTTTGGCTTGACGGGCTTTGCTGCGGCCTCGGGTGGCTTCTCCACAGAGTTATCCGCAGCTGTGGAGAACCACCGACCGAACAGCGGGTCTTCTCGAAGCTCACCAACGAACTCGGAGAACCCCGGAGCCTCGCCACCCTCGGCCACCTCGCTCAGTGCATCGGCATACTCGCGACGGATGGCACGACGGCCACGCTTGCTGGTGATGCCAGCGCTCATGAGGTGCATGTCCTGACCATGCCGCGCCGTGGTGCTCTTGAGGTCGGCCTGCATCTTGGCAAGCTGCTCTTGTGCCGTCTTCAGCTCACCGGCCAGCCTGGACCGCTCAGCGGAGACGGCTCGCAGGGAGTCGCGGAGGGATGTGTCGGGTGGAGATGCGACCGGGGCCGGTGCCGGGGTCGTGATGGTTTCGTCGCTCATGTCCGGGGCTCCTGCTGTCGAAGGATGCGACGAGCCCAGGAACGGCCAGCGTTGCCGCCCCACAGTCCCCAGGCTTGCGCCGCTTTACTGTTCCGGTCGCGTCGTGCTTTGGCGCTGCCGGGTGATGCACCATGGCGAGCAAAGAAGCTGACCATGCGCTTGATGGTGTCGAGGCTTACTGCCTGACGTGCTGCAAGCTGACCTGCTCGACGGATGCCGACCGGTGTTCCTGCTCTCCTCGAGGGCGGCAGGCTTGCACGGATGTCGAGTGCCCGACGGGCGGCGCTGGCGACCGCTGCGGGTGGCTTGTAGCTCGCCATCTACTCCTCACCGTCGACGATGGCGGGCTGGTCATCCTCACCACCCAGCTCGGCAAGGATGGAGAGCAGCGCCTCATCCAGCGCAGCCACATCCACCGCACCGCTGCGAAGCATCTCACGAGCGGCACCGACCTCGGCCACCGCTCCGGGGATGTCCTGCTCTGCCTCATCGACCTCAGCCAGCGCAGCGGCCAGCGCTCGCTCCTGAAGCTGCTGGTCGACGAGGAACGTGATGGCCTCATCGTCGCTGTCGAGGCCGGGGTTCAGGCGCCTCGCCATGGTCACTCGGGACACCAAGCCGAGCGCGGTCTCTTTCTCGACGTTCTCAATCAACACCTTGCGCTCCTGCTGGCTCAATCCGAGCTGGGCATACTGCACCGAATAGGCGCGCTCGTCGGTCGGCAGGGATGCGCCTCCGTAGGCATTGGCGAGGCGTGCTGCTGTGGCGAGAAGCTGTGCATCGCCGTCACGGTTCACCGGCTCAGCTTTCGCCTGTGCTCGTCGCTGTCCGTCTCGGCTAACGATGATGGCGATACCGGACTGCTGGCCTCCAGTCATCTGCAAGTCGCCGGGGTTGAGGCCAGCATAGACAGCGAGGCGCTCTCCGTAGGCTCTCAGCGACTCGACGCCATCCATGGGAGCCATACCGGGCGGGTACGTGTCGATGCGGCCAGCGCTGTCTCGGGTGCTCTCGAACTTTAGGATGGTCTTCGGGCTCGTCGTGATGGTGTCGATGTTGCGAGACCCGGCCAGCGTGCGAGCGCTTCCGGCTGGCGGCTGGAGGTCGATAGAGATCCGCTGCGGGCTGGAGGCGTTGTTGAAGGCATCCCACCAGGCGGTCCAGCCGACACAGAGGCGCAGCGTACCGCGCACGAGCTCGACACCGCTCATGAAGTCGAAGAGTCGGTCTTGCAGGCGTGCGTGGTAGAGCACATAGGGCAGGATCGGCTCACCCTGCTCGTCTCGGTACGGGTAGTCCGTCGACTCGGTATAGGTCGCAGTCATGTCGACCCGCTCACCATCGACCTCCTCTTCGATGCGGAATATCGGCGCGGCAGGGTCTCGAATGTCCCATGTCTCATACGTCTCACGCTGCTCACCATCTCGCATGCGGAGACGGTACTCGGTGAGGCAGACCGGGCGGTCTGGTCGGCTGGCGTTCGCCTCGGCCTTGATGACATAGCCCGGAGACACCACGCGATAGCTCACAGCGTCGGTGCCCTCGTCGGTGCTCCAGTCGAGGCGCATAAAGCACTCACGAATACCGCGCTGGATGAGGTCGCGCTCCTGGCACAGCGGCCAGAGCTTCGGTGGGATGATGGGCGTGAGGTCGTCGGCATCCTCGACACCCTCGACCTGGACCGATGGGGCGCTGTCGTAGGACACCGCGAGTTGGTTCATCGTCGCGAGGAAGAGGTTGTCTGAGACATCGGGATTGATCTGGAGCTCTGCCGCGATCTCGGGAGCGTAGTCCTTGACGATCTCTCTCTCGACATCCGGCTCATGCCGACCTCTCAGCAGCCGGTCTCGGAGCAGCTGCTCTTGTACGCGGGGGGATCTCGCAAGGGTGCCGTAGTAGCTGCTCATCATCTCACCAGGGTTTGAGTTGTGCCGGAGCGGGTGACCGGGCTCAAATAGTGCTCCAGTATGTACCCTGCTGCATCAAACGGGTGTTTGAGGTTGTCGTTCGCTCCCATCCAGTGACGCAGCGTGTGGATGAGCCGCTGGCAGTCCTGATGCACGTAGAGCCGACCCTCAATGCAAGCGCTGGACAAGATGCGAGCGCGTGCCCTCACCGAGCCCGGACCCTTGTAGGGTGGCCTCAGCTCGAAGGGCGGACGGCTCCTGCCAAGCTCCCGAGCAATGGCCCGGTTCACCATTTGATTGACGGTGCTGGCGATGCCACGACGACCGGCTGAGTTGGAATCGCCGCGAGCCACTGCAATCTGATCGAAATCGACACCCCACGGGATGAGCAGCTCCTTCCTCAGCGCGCGGACCTCCTCGGCCTCCGTCATCCTCGACCCAGGCGACCACTCACCGAGCACATAGGCAGCGGAGCCCGTCCATCCGACCAGATACCAGACCGTATTCCCGACCACCTCACCCCAGTCCACACCGAGCGCCACCTCTTCGATCTGGAGGCTCTCGACCTCCTCGTCGTCGATGATGTTCATCTCGCTGAAGCCCGGAATCCTGCGGGCGATTGTAAAGCCCTGCCACCGTGCTTCGATGCGCTGGCCTCGGTCGAGGGCATCAGTCTCGGCTATCTGCTCGTCGATGGACTGCTGTGAGCGGTGAGGGCAGTGCTCCTTATCGAGCTTGCCGACCAGCTCGAACCAGTCCGGCTCAAGGGCGGCATGCCCCTGCTGAGGATTGCCGCTCACGATGTCCCGCAGCCACTCGACGGGCCTGCCGATGGGCGTGAGTGTGACCCAGCACGATGCACGCTTCGCATACCCGGAGCGCCTGAACTCGCCCCAGTGCGACCGCTTCGGAGGCTCGTCTACCCACTGCCAGTCCACGGTATCCGACGCCAGAGCGGTGAGGGGCTGCTCCGAGCCGAACGCCTGGATGAGCGAGCCGTTCGCCAGCCCGATACCCCGCTTGCCTCTGAAGTAGTAGCCGCGCGCCTCGTCAAAGCTGCACTCCGGGTGCAGGATGCCATCAGGTTGCACCTCGCGGAGCTTCTGGCTGAGCTTGCTCCAGCCGTTCTTGAGGTCAGCACACAGGATGCTGCCGATGTTCGGCGCTGGTGTCACATCCCTGAATGGGTGGTCTCCGAGGGCATGCCACCACGCTTCAGCCGCTCCTGACCTGGTCTTGCCGGTTTGATTCGGCCAGCGCAAGAAGCGCTTCCGGTCCTGCGACGTATGGAAGGCGCGCTGAGGCGGAGACATCCCACCGTATCCGGGCAGCTCGCGGAGGTACTCCTCCAGCGGGTCGAGGGCGTGCTGCTCAAGGGAGAGAAGCCTCACCCTGCTGCCCTGTCCAGCTCGGCGAGCGTTTGCTTGAGGGAGCGCAACGCT